GATCCGGGTGGATGATCCGATACTCTCGATCGTGGCAACCCGCCGTAGGGAGGTTAGTCGCTCAGGCTCGATGCTCTCGACGACTCGCCACTCGCCCTTGAACTCGTCGATTGACGCAACCAGACGGAGGATCTGATTGGAGGGCTGGAAACGAGGTGGGAGCATCGGCGCGTGAGTATTCTACCTCCATTCCCATCCATTTCCATCCATTTATTCTCCAATTTCCTCCATTCTCAGAAACCTCGCCAGGTGGCGCTGCGTCCGCGGGTGTCGATGTGAACGAAGCCGGACGATGGGTAGCCGGCATCGAGAAACACGAGGCTTGGGTGAACCTCAAAGCGTTCCTGTAACACGTCGATGTCGGTGAAGGTCAGGATGCGCTCGTTCCACATCAGACGGCTCGATCCCTCCGCCGACCACGAGCGGACAACGACGAACAGGTGATCCATCTGGCAGTCCACCGTGATGAAGCGCAGCGGGATCAGGCCGGTGCGCTCTGGCAGCGGTGCCGCGAGGATTTTTCCGCTCTTCGGCTCAATCGCGCCTTCCTCTTCCCACGTCTCGCCGCGCTTGTAGCCGGATTTGACGATCTCCAGCTTGTAGTCTTCGACGTATTCGCGCCACGGCAGACCGAGCCGCTTCTGGTAGAATTGTTGGAGCAGTGAAACATCACCTTTGCGCGCCGATGCCTTGGCCCGCAGGTAGAGTTCGGCGAGCTGCCCCCAGCTCATCGCGCACAGCGCGTTCCAGTGGAAGCCGACGTTTTCCTTCGATGCTTTCGGATTCTTGGCGACGAACGCCCCGGTCGCATTGAGTTCGCGCCGTGTCCGCTCGCCGTCGTTGAAGTAGTGGTTGCACGACTCACAACGCATTGCAGTGGTGCGCCGGACTTCGTCGAAATCCCATTCACCGAATTCATCCCTGGCCGACTTGCTCCACTCGACGCATTCCCATTTAAACGGCTGCCGGTGATGGCACTCGGGACAGGCAAACGTCCACTCGCGCTGGTCAGTGGATTCGAACTTCCTGTGGGTGTCATCGTCCTCCTCCCCGCCCTGACTCATGAAGATGCACTTGCCGAGCCAGCCGAAGGCGGTCACGCGTGCCTCCGCTTCCGCCATGTGACCGGTCGGCCAGCGCCACGTCTCGTCCCCGATCAACCAGCGAATCGAACGTCGCTGGAGGTTGGTCTTATTGTGAGCCCCGAGAATCCAGAGCGTCATGCCGTTGTTGAACTGGATCGTGTTGTTCTTGCGCTTGTGGCGGTGGATGCCGGTCGGCATGAGTCGTCTCACAGGCTCGCATTGGTCGAAGAGCTTCTGCAGGCGCGACTCGGAATAATCGCGGGCGTCCTCGTCGGTTTGGTCAAGCCAGAGGGCTGGCCCCGGAAGGTTGGCGATGATGTAACAAATCGTCAGCTCGGGCGCGGTGGTCTTGGATGACTGGACCGACGCGATGATCGAGACGAGCCGGATGCGCGGATCAACCAGCGATTCCATCACTTCGCGAATCCACGGTGAATTGTCCGAACGAAAGCGTCCTGGGTTGGGCGAGTATGGAATCCCCTCGATGTGATCCTCACACCATTGCCAGGCAGGCCGACGGTCGGGCGGTTGCCATGCTTCGCGCCAGATGTCGTGGAGCACTTTCATGATTCGTGGAGGCAAAGGAGCACTTCATCAATCGCCTGTCGGCATTCCCGCTGAATGCCGGTGGCGTCGAGACCCGATAGAATCGGAGGAAGTTCGTTTTCAAACTTGGCCCGCAGGATGGAAGTCGCTCGGGCGACATGGCCGATCCACTCGCTCTTTACCTGATGGATCGGAACGTATTCGCCTCTTTTCACGGCGATGCGAAGCTCCCGCTCCTCGACTTCGGCGAGCAACTTGCGCGCCTTGAGAGCCTCCTCGTTGCCGACCGGCACCTTGCCTGCCTTGAGTCCCCGCAGCCGGACGAACTCGCGCCAGTCGGCCACCGGCCACAAGCCATTGGACAGCGGCTTGGGCGCGCCATCGAGTTTCTGCCAGGTGGTGAGCGTGCGGCGGGTCACGCCTAACACAGCAGCAAGCTCGACGAGCGTCTTTGCATAGGCGAGCGTTTCCTCGCTGCCAGCCGCCCGAGATTCAATGCGCGCCCGCTCAGCGACGGTGAGCGGTTTTCCGGCCGCCACCTTGCGAACTACGTTCTGAAAATCCGCGTCGAGGATTTTCTCCGCGACATCAGCTGGCAGGGCGGTCGATGCTGGGTTGCCGTTGCTCATGGTTTCACCGCCACCCACCCGGCGAAGTTCAGATGCCGCCAGAAGCAATCCACCGAGGTGAAGCCTTCTTCACGAAGTAGCTCTTCGTTCCAGCGTGCAGTGACCGGGACCAGCACACCTTCTAGCGACAGCCGCTTGCGGTCGATCTGACTCTCGGAATATCCATTCTCCCGCTTGATGTTGAGGAACAGGTTCACGAACGCCTCGTCGAGTTTGGCAGTCGCGCCGAGAATCTTTTCCACGAGGATGAAGGCACCGCCTGGAGCCAGTGATTCGAACACGCGGCGGATGATTTGCTGGCGGTATTCGATGGGGGTGAATTGGAGCGTGAGCACCGAGAGCACGAGGCTGGAGGTCACACCAGGGAACTCGTGGCGCAGGTCGGCAGACTGGATGGTGACGCGATTGCCGTGCGGGTGGTAGTTGAAGTTCTGACGCGCCGCCTCGATCATCGGTTCGCTGATCTCCAGGCCGATGTAATCGTTGGCCGCGCCGAAGTTGGAGACGAAAGGCAGGAGCGCCTGACCTCGGGAACATCCCATGTCGATGATGGCGGTGCCGGGTTGCACGAAGCGCCGGCCCACCTCGAAGGTCACCATCCGCATCGCGTTATATTGGGGGATGCTCCGCTGGAGCATGTCATCGAACACGGCGGTCACTTCCTGATCGAACTGCCAGGCTCCGCGTGGAATCACCTCGTCACGTTGGGCTTCACTCATGCCCGCGTGGCGGATGTCAACGCGGCAGGCGTTTGACGATCCGCGTGCCTTCGGTCAGACAGGTCCCTTCAGGCGTCACCCAGAAGCACGGGATGGAGAACTTCGCATACATCTCGCGAGTCCGTGGATTGCTCTCAATCGCGAGGTAGCGGGAGTCATCGCCGTGGGTCGGGAACACGTCCTTCTTGAGCAGGTGTTCTTTGATTGCCGGTGGATTCCACCAGCCTTTGGGCGCGAAGCACGCATCCTGCGGCCGCCATCCGGTTTGCTCCTCGATGCGGTCGAGTGTCTTGATCGTCCAGGTGTCCGGGCGGGCGGTGATGAGCACGACCGTATGCGGGCGGACCAGTTCCACCAGCCATTGCCGGTATTGCTCGTTGGCCAGGCGCTTCTCCATGCGCTCGGGCGTGGTGCCGCGTGCCGGATTATTGGACACCAGCGTGTAGTTAAGGTCTAGCAGGATGATCATAGGTTAGTCTGAAGACGTTGGCTAAAAGAGTCCATGGCGCATTTCGCGAGATCCATGCGAGTGCCGTCTGGATAGGGCAGGTTAAACTCAAACTCGATGGCGGCACGAAGGCGGGCGGGATCAACTGGCAGGGCTGACGCGCAGGCCGCGTTGATGTTGTTGGAAAAGTCATCCACTTTCACCGAGCGGAAGAAGGTGCCGAATAGATCCTTGAACTCGGATACCGTGTGATACTTCTGGACCTTGGGTTTGTCCTGAAAATCACCGATGCGAATCCCGGGTTCGTAGTCGAGGCGGAACGCGATGTTCCCGGCGTTGCTCTCGTTCATGAACGCCTTGCCATTCACCTGCCGCCAGCCGGATTCACCGGCAGAGGACGCGCAGGCATATACCTTGGTGAACGGCTTGCACAATGCGGCG